TGGGTTACGTCCACCCAGTGCTGCCATGAGGTATGTTAGTACTGTGTCTGCTATTGCACGAGTGTCTGCAATAACTGCCTTTTCTCTAAAGTCTGTTGTGTTGGGTTTTACGTAAACATCATGCGCCCTGTCTGCTTCTTTCCAATGGTCGTATCTGTTTCTGATTTTGTTGTAGGACATATCAGTCATTGACTTTACGTAGTCTACAATCTTTCTTTCCTGCTCTTCGGTTAGGTCAGAAGAGATGTCGTCATATGCTACAATACGTTCTGCAAATTCTGATAGGTCAACTATTACGCCTTCATTATGTGGAGGAACGTAGTCTGCACTTGCGTATGTTTTTGTATTTTCAGCCATTTCGAAAGAATACTCCTTTTAGTTTTAATTTGTCGTCCTATTAGTTAGACGGCAACCCCCAACCTGTCCATTTGGATTTTAACTTTGATGCTGTGTCCATAAGTGACTTTCCTAATGTTTCACGTGAAACATCGTTGAGTGATGTCATGCTTCCTTGCAGTTCCCATGCTTCAGAACCTACATGAGTTCTGGATAATGTGTCTAGTGCTATTGTCATGGCGTCTACTTGGTCGTCATGGTTGGAAGATGGGAACTGAACTGTCTCGTCTATAAATGAGTCTAGCCAATCTGCTGTCTGTGGGAGGTATACTCTTCCTCCCTCTATAAGAGGTAGGATAGCATTCACTCTTGCTACTTTGTCGTGTACGACTTTGTATGGAATGATTGATATGCCACTCTCTCGTTTGAGTTCCTGTATAATTGACTGACCAGATGCTTTGTCTTCTATGTATATGCCACGCAATCCTTTGCCTCTCCACTTGTTGTTGAGGCGTATAAGGCGTTGCTTGAGTTCTGGGAAATCATATTTGCCACGGACTATTTCTATTATGTACATGTCTCCGTTTCTGTCCATGCCTGCAACTACTGCTGCTGAGTAGTCTGCTGTCTCTGTCTTTTTGAAAGCTGTGTCTACGCCAATGACTAGGGTTGTAAAGTTTTCTGGGGTTAGACCTTCTGGAAACTTTTGCCACCACTCTGTCTTGATTAAGTTACCACCTTCTACGTATGGCATCTGTTGGTATAGGCTTGCAAACTCACGTGGGTTGAGGCGTTCACGTCTTTTGAGTTCGTCTAATGGAAATCTTTCTTTCCATAATGGTTCTTGTTTTGTTGTTGGTACGTTTCTTTTTGCAGGAGATACTTTAGAATACTGTTCTGAAGTTAGGTAATTGGGGTCGTCTTCTGGTAGCATTCGTCTGCTCATTTTGCCTGACATTACTTCTTTGATTGCAGGAAAATTAACGTGTTCCCATCTACCTTCTTGCCAATCTTCGGTCTGCATGAGGCGACCTGCAAGGTCGTCCACATGCCAACGTGTTAAAATTACTATCTGGCGTGGAGGAGTCCCATCACTTTCTGGTTGAAGACGTGTAGCCAGTGCTGATGTGTAGTAGTTCCACGTTTTGTTTCTCTGGGTCATTGACTCTGCTTCTTCACGAGATTTGATTGGGTCATCGACTATTAATAAGTTGGCAGGACGTCCAGATGTTGTACCACCTATACCTACAGCGAAGTATGCTCCACCACTTTCTGTACGCCATACGTCTGCGGCACGGCTATCCTTTGATAAGTGGAAGTCTTTGAAAGCTTGTTGCATATTTTTCTGCTCTACCACCCCACGTATCTGTCTACCAAAGTCTGTGGACAGTTGTGTGTTGTATGAACAGGACATTGTAAACCTGTTTGGCTTCTTAGCCATGTAATATGAGGGAAATAGGACTGTGCCAAAGGTAGATTTGGCGTGGCGTGGTGGCATAGTTATTAATAAATTGTTCTTGCCAAGAATCCCCTTCTCTAATTTGTCTAATGTGTTGATTAATTCTACTTGGAAGTCTGCAAGTTCCCAATCTGGGTACTGTAAACGTACAAAGCCAAGGAAAGATTCCTGTGAGTCTTTTAATTTGAGTAGATACTTGGCGACTTCTGCCTGAGATAGTTTAGCCAAGTCTTTTTCTTAGCCTTCTGCTTTGCTTTATCTCGTATGCTGTCTTGCCACACTGTACTGTGTCTTCCATTATACGCATGAACTGGTCAAATACTGCGTGTTTAACTTTTTCTGGTGGCACAGAAGTTAAATCTACTTGTGACATTGCCTTGCCTAGCTCTTGTAAAGTTATATTAGAGGGCTTTGCGTCTTTCTGTTTATTTGTTATCTTCAATTACTTCTCCCTGTACTTCTATTTCCGACACACCTTGTGCAATTTGTTCCAGTTCTTCCCTAGATAGGTCTGTCAGTTGCTTCATATTGACTTCATGCTGTACGAAATTGGCATTTAAGTCTGGCACTACCTTGTTTAATAGCATTCCAAACACTCTGGCTTGGGTAGGATTCCATTCTGTATGACCTAATACTACTGTATGTGCAAGATTTATTTGGTCTTTGACGTATGAAGCTATCTCGCCACGTATGTTTGCAGACATAGCAGGACTTAATTTAACTTCATCTACTTTCTTTGCTACTGCTTTCATTTTCTTTACTTCTTTTTCTAGTTTTCTACACTCATGTGAACAGAACTTTCTACGAAATTCATGTGATTTCCTAGTATTAAACTTCTTTGCACATGTCTTACAAGTTATTTGTACCATGTTTTCAGACATTTTCAATAATTACTCCGATAAGTTGTGAGGGTGGGGAGGTGACTCTCCAAATTTCCAAAACCGAATCGATGGCATACCCCCCCCTTTGCTTTAGCAAAGGTCACACACACGTCTCAAACAACGATAAATCGTTGTTTTTGTTACGTTTTTATCCCCTAAATAAGGGGATTTCGTGTGTCTGCACGTTTTTAAAACTTCATGCACACACGTCTAAACAATACCTTCGCAGAACACAAAGTCAATCAAAACAACGACTTAGATTTTTCACACACACAGACACGTACACACTCCGAAGGACTTTATAGTTGCCGAAATCAACAGCCAACAATGGAGGTTCATCATGGCTAAAAAAGAAACACACGTAGCACCGAAGGTGCAGAGTCGCAAGGAATGG